GAATGTTATCTAAAGCTAACTCAGCAGTAGCTAGTAGACACGATGCTATAGATTGGTACTGGTCAAGAGCAGCCAAAGGTGGTACTGCTGTGCCAAGTAACATTGCTACTTATGCTACAGCTTTGTATAGCGAACACGAAACAATCAAGACAGCTATTAATGCTATATCAGATTTAGCTGGGGTTATGGCTTATGAGAATAAACCTCATACTGAAACTAGAAAGGTTAAGAATACTGCTGAAGATGGTACGGTAACTTATGGTGATGCTACATACACAGTAACTAGAAATATAGATATGTGTACACACTTTACAGCTAACCCTACAGATGAAGTAGACCCAGCATTTGTGAGTTTAGTAGCTGACTAATGTCTGATAGATTACGCAACAATATAGTTGCAGGTTTTATAGTTGTAGCATTTTGGATAGTGTCGTTCTCAGCTATGGCAGTAGACGAAAGCTCAATAACGCAGAATACAACGTCTACGGTAACTACAAAGTCAGAAAACGAAACGACAGTAAATTCTCCACCACCAAGCGCCATATCTCCAAATGTAGGTGGCAACAACTCAGACCTTTGTACAATATCTTCTAGTGGTGCTTTAGGCACTCAAATCTTATCCTTGAGCCTTGGAGCTACATATACTGAGGCTAACTGCCTCCTACTAAAGAAGGCAAGGATGCTCTACTCAGCCGGAATGAAGGTGGCTTCTGTGAGTCTCTTGTGTCAAGACCCTGCAATATTTCAAGCCATGAAAATGGCGGGAACAAGTTGTCCATACGAGGGATTAATTGGCGATGCCGCCGCAAGAGCTTGGTTAATACACACAGAAGACATACCAGTAGAAACACGTGAACATGAAAAGTCTGCACAGGAGAAAAGAGATGATGCTCTCAAGATTATGGGTGCTGTTGCTTCTGCTATCTTACTCTTTTAGCGTACACGCATACAGCTTCGGATACACACCAAACGTAGCAATTAGTGGCTTAGAATGGACAATGACTCCTACTTATTTAGGAGCTGATGGTATTGGTGGTATGGATGTTTCAGGAGTTACTTACAAGTACACACCTATTAAAAACAAAGAAGATGATTACGTTGTTACATTAGAAAACGACAAAGTAGGTGGTGGTTTTGTATTTCAAGATGTACAAGACTGGTCACAGCGTGAAGGAGGCATTGAGATAAGAAGAACTATTGCATTACCTTATTTACCTCTAGCAATATTTGGTGATGGTAGGCTTAAACAAGAAGGTACAGGAAGTATAGAAGATGCAGATGTAAGGTACATATACAGATTTGACCCTTGTTTTGACCAACAAAGCGACCCAAGCTGTCCGGGTTATGTAAAACCTAAACCACCTCCTTTGCCTGACATTCCTGATTACGATGCATTGCAAGATGAGTCAGTATCATTAGCACAAAAAGAAACAGACAGAGAATTGCTCGAAGATGAACAAGCAGATAAAGATAATGAAGAAGAAGATGAAGAGTCATTAGAATCAAAACTTGCTGATACCACTAACGCTTTAACTATAGCTAATGAAATATCACAGTCAGCCATACTTAAAGAACTTAACAATGTGACTAATTTAACAAACTATTATGTGTATACAATACCTGATAACTATTACCCTGATACTGTAGCTTTACAAGGTGGTACGATAGTGGATAATAGGAGAGCATTAAGGAGCTTATCGCAGGATGCGAGAATGAACGAGATGATAGAGGAGCAATACAAATGAAAAAACTATTAATCGCACTTAGCTTAATCCTTAGTGCAACACCAATCATAGCGGCAGATATTGATGGCACAGTTGAATCAAGATGTACCGTAGCGACTACAGTAGATGGAAAGTACGGTAACCCGAATGCTTATACGCTGACAACTGACCCTGCTAGTAATGGTCAAGTACCTGTTATAAGATTTGATACTACACTAGCCAATGCTTATTACGCACAAGTAACTTATCCTACAAGCTTTAGCTCAAGTCCATCATTGTCAGATAATGTAACGTGGACTGGTGCTGTAACTCTTAAAGCACATGGTGAAAGTGGTATGAGTGGATACCAAGCGGCATCAACTACAACTGGTGCAATGCGACAGTACGGACTTAGCGTGGCAGGAAGTGTTTGGTTTCAAAGTACGTCAGTAGCAGTATATGGTGGTAATAGGGCATTCCCCGGTGGTGCTTACAAGAGTATTGTTCTAGCTGAATGCGTAGCTCAGTAGCGTTATGTTTGGTACTGTTTAATTACGCAGTACATAGTCATGAACAAACACCAACTTATCCAAAGTGGACAGTTAGTGGAGTTAGTGAAGTAAAGAAGACTCAAATCAGGTTGTGGAACTCTCGACCTAATATAGAGTATTATGAGATAGGAGTATTTGATGGGGATTGGCAACCAATCCCTTTTGTTACAGCTTATAAAATAATCCCTGTCGAATACTTACAAGAAGTAAAGATTGATATATACATTAGAGAAAGTAACATAGAAGAAGCTAGATACGTTTGTAGTTTGTCTAAATTAAGGAGTAGCAATGAGAGTCAAACATTGTTAGTTACTAGGATATGTTCAAAATTCAAATAAAATGGTTGTTGTTATTTATGTTAAGCACACAAGCTGTAGCGAATAGCAGTACATCTCTTAACCTACAATTACCTAGTGGTGGTTCATCTTTTGGTACAGACAGTATTTCTGCCGGGGATTTAGATTGTTCTAATAGCATAGGCGGTGCAACTTTGTTCGATGTCGGAATGACAGGAATTGTGAACAACGCTGTGACACCTATTATTGGCAAAGAAGACCCACTTAACCCACAAGCTAAACAACTAGGTGTGTACGCAAGAATAGTAATACCATTAGATGCCCCAAGAGAAAGAATTAATTGCAATACTCTTTATCAACTTGAGCTTCAAAGACGTAGGCTAGAGGTTGAAAAGTTGCGTCAAGAAATAGAACTGTTAAAATCTATGCAACAAGGAGATGGATTTGACAACTGATTTAGGTGATAAGGTAGCAGAAATTGAAGGTTTAGTTGATAAAAGACTAAAGCTAGGAAGTCTAAGGTTTACATACACTCAGCTAGTAGGCGCATTTGCTCTTCTGTCTACAATTGTTGGCTCACTTTATGGAGCGTTCTTAATGTACCAAAAAGTTGAAGGAATCGCAAATTTGGACTTAGGGGCAATTCAGTCTGCAATGACAAGTACATCGGCTGATGTGTTAAGAGTAGAAGAAGTAGCTAAAGAAATTAAAGTTGAGCTAAAAGAAGACCTTGCTAGATTACGCACAGCACAATATAATCTTGAGAACAGGATTGATTCTAAGCTTCAATCTATAGATGTACGTATTACTACAATGGACAATAAACTTGATAAATTTGACATACAGCTTGATGATACAGAAGAGAAGCTAATGAAACGCATACAGCAGTCATTAGACAATCCACTAAGTAACTGATAACATAGGAGATATTATGCCAAAAAGAAGAGGAAACAAAAAGCCACCTGTTAAGAGGTACTAATGGAAAAACATACACATCATATGCAAATGCAATTAGATAAACAACAACGACAAATTAATGACCTCTACAAAGATGTAAGAGAAATTAAAAACATGAACCTTAAATTTATGTCTATGGGTAAAGGATTACTAATAGGCTTTGGTGTCATGGTAGCTTCAGATTTTGGTATAGGCGAAATAATAATGAAACTTTTATGATAGGTTTTCTTACAAACATAGCACCAATTGCACTTGGCTTTGTTGCTAAATTGTTTGCACTTAAAAGTCAAGCCGCACAAGAGCAACAAAAAATGATGATTGAGAACTTACAGGTTCGTAATGATTCTATTAATCAAGCACGTGCTATGGCAGACAAGGAATCTCCTATGGCGGCTTGGAACAGGCGCATAATTATTCTTGTAATTTTAGCACTTGTAATTTTTACTCAAGTAGCACCAGTTATTTTTAATACTGAAATGGTTATACCAACGACTAAAGAAGGATTTAATTTCTTAGGTTTATTTCAAATTACTCCTGATGTAGTAGAGTACGTAACAGTACAGGCAGGGTCAGTAGTTAAAATGGATGAACTTTTTGGATGGGCAACAATGATTATCGAGTTCTATTTTGGCGCACAATTGGCTAAGGGAAAATAATAAGGAGAAACTATGGCAGTTAAAATAAAGTATGAAGAGATGCCACATATGTCACCAATACCAATGGAGACTAAGAGCAAAGGATTGTTTGGTGGTATTTGGTTATGGATAGCAACGACAAGAAAATGGCAAATTGAAAAGACATGGAAGTTTCATATAACCCATGAAGGAAACACACATCCAACTTACTATCAGATTCCGAAAGGTTTTGTGTTTGATGGTGCTAGTGTGCCAAAGTTTGCTAGGTCTTGGTTGTCACCTATGGGTGTCTTGTTAAGTGGTGGTCTCGTCCACGACTATGTGTATAAATTTGAAGTTTTGAGGTTAGGTGGCAAGAAGGGTGCTACAGAGAAAAAGTCTCAAAAATGGGCAGATGAGCTATTTAGAGATATATGCATTGATGTAAACGGATTTAAAGTAATTAATTACCTAGCATACTACGCATTAAGACTAGGTGGTTTTATGGCTTGGAACGGACACAGAAAAAGAAATATTAAATGGAATGATTAAAAAAGGGAGGCTAATGCCTCCCCGGTAAGTTAGTGTTTAATTAAATACAACCCCAGTCAGATAATTGTTTTTCAGTAAAATTACCAAACGACTGTAAGTATTTAACGTCAGCTTTGTGTTCAGCTTTAAGAAACTCAGTCATCGCATTAACGCTGTCGATGTGTCTTAGAATCTCAGCTTGTCTGTCAGCTTCAGGTAGGTTACAAAACCATTCAGCTTCTGCACCACGTGGACGTGAACCTCTATCATCCTTAACCACGTCTGAATAAAAATCAAAATCAGCTTGTGTGTTTTTATCAATTTGCATTATTTTATCTCCTGTGATTTCATACCTATTTTGAAAAAGTTTTGACCTGCACTATCAAGACAATCAGTAATTTCATTTACTATAGCATCAAGTTTTTTAATGTCTTCGATTAACAAAGCTATTGTCTGATGTTGGTCTTCAATAGTAGCTTGTTGACGTTGCAAGACAGCTTGTACACTTCCTTCAGGAAAACGAAACATATTATCTGTAGCCATTCTGTCATTTCTCTCACCACTAACAGCTTCAGAACCCCATTCGTTTTTAATATCAAAGGCTCTCTCAAGTCTCTCATCCATGTCACTAATATCATGTGAATCTATTCTAAATTCTATCATTTGTATCTCCTATAAGTTAAAAGTTGTGTAATTCATCTCAATTACAGGGTAATTATATCATCATTAATACGTTCTGTGTAATTAAATAGAAAAATAATTTAGACAAAAAAAAGGGAGGCTGTTAACCTCCCCGGTAGATTGTATTAAGTTATGCGGCTAGAGCCATCTCCTTGAGGAATGGCAGGACTTTTCTTACTTTAGCCTCACGATTGTATACTGTAGCAACTTTGTTAGCCTCATTCTTAAATTTAGCGTGTGTAGACCAGTCAGTCAAAGTATTGAACAATGCCCATACATTCTTACCCATCTCATCAACGTACTTGATAAAAGTCTCTTCAAGTAAAATTTCAAGCCTGTCGCTCTTACCTGCGATTTTTTGAAAGATTGCAGTAGCTTGAGCATTTGATATTTTTGACTTAGGAAACTTCTTCCAAAGCTCAGCATTCTTTGTGTAAACCTCAAGAGCTGTCTCAAGTTTAGCTACAGCCATATCAACGTCTAAGCTTCTTGTGTGCTTTGCGCTGTACTCAGAAAATGCATCAGCAATTACTTGACCATTCATACAAGCCATTCTTACAGCTCCTACCATAGACATAAACTTCCAAGAACCATCGTATGAGTTAAGAACCATAATTCTAAGCTGTACTGAATCACCCGGAGCAATCTCAATCTCATGTGCCGGGAACGTGTAAGTCACAATAGTCTTAGCACCTTGGTGTGATTGTTGGATTTTCTTAGTCATGCCAGTTCTGTCAAGATTTGATGCAAGTATTACATCGTGGAACTGAGGCATAATGTCAGCGTTCTGAACAAGATTGTAGTTCTTACCTACTACTGCTATTGGTGAGCCTTCATCGTTAACAATAGCTTTGTGAGTACCAACAATTTTCTCATTCTCTATTAATTTATTTGCAGACCAAATCTCGTTTCTTGTAAATAAGTTCTGCTCGTATACTCTGTTATATTCGTTTACTATTTCCATCTGTGTATCTCCTATTAAGTTAAAAGTTTGTCAATAAATATCATCGACAGAGAAATAATACCATAAGTGATATAGAAATGTAAAGTATTTAATTAAATAGTTTTTAATGCTAGTTTCATTAACTCTTGTTCTTTGAGTTTAGCATCAATTATTTTTTGTTTTTCAGAGCCTCTAGGTTTGCCACCATTCCTAGGATTGTAAGGTTTAAAAATTAACTTAGGGTTTCGACTACGGTTAAGTCTATTCCGAGCCGCAGATTCTGTTACACCTAATTGTGTTGCCAGTTCTCTTACTGTAATTTCTGACTTATCATCAAGTGTGTAAACTACAGTTCTTAATTTACCCATTAGAGTATGTATTGTTCGTATTGATGAAACCACATTGCAAGATAAACTATTGCACAGACTTCAATAATAAAACCAACACTATAAAAAAAGATAAACCAATACCATAGCTTTCTCATTTGTTCTCCTTAATTATATTGTTTACTAATGCATTTCGAGTATCAACAAAGACATCTAATCTAGCAGATAATTCTCTTGCTTCATCATCACCTTGCAATAGCACACTTAAAATATCCATAGCTTTCTCGCCTTTGGTTTCTTTATCAGCAAAAGCCATAAGGTCTTCATCAGTAAATTTATTTTTCATCAGGCATCCCTAAAGTCATAAGCAACATTACAAGTCCGGCTGACACTAATCCTGTTCCAATTAATGCCAGTAAAGGTACGGTAGTCTCAAGCAAGAACGTCATAATTTTCCTCAATCAATCTTGCCATTGATTTTCTTTTGTCTAATTCAACACCAAGTTTTCGCATAGATTTTTCTAATTGTTCTTTAGTAAATTCTTGTGCAATATATTCTTTGTTCATTGATACTGAAATGTACGGTCTAAATTTATTTTTAGGTTTCCAGTTAAGCATAGTCTTCTCCTTAATCTACATCTATTGGTTTATCAGTTAAGAAACCCTCACACATTGATGGGGTCTCACTCTTACATATTAGCTGTTCATTGCCGATAACATCAGGTGGTATAAGCAATGGGTCTTCCTCAGCTAATCTGTCTGTTAATGCACTACAGCCGGACAATAGTAAAGCTAGTGCAAATATTTTAAAATGGTATGTCATCTTCAAACTCGTCTGATGCTACAGGTGTTATTGTTTGTGATGCAACCGGCTCAGTAATCTCACCTATTTCTACATCACCTTTGTATGCGCCTTGACTATCAATTAATTGTATTGAACCTTTAAATCCTGATAGTGTTACTTCTGTAGTCCATTTCTTTTGTCCAGTTTGGTCTACATAACTTCTAGTTGTTAACTGACCATCGACAATAAGATTACTGCCTTTTCTAAGATTCATGCCTTGAGCAGTCTCACTAAGCTTACCAAACAAAACAACTCGATGCCATTGTGAGGCTTGTTTAGGTTGCCCAGTTTCATAATCTGTCCAATGCTCAACTGTTTCAATTCTCAATAAACCTACAGTACCTTTTTTAGCAGGTTTAAATTGCGGCTCATCTGACAACGTGCCTTGTAGTATTACTTTATTCATTTGTATCTCCTTAAATTAAAATAGGTGACTGCTTAGGGCAGTCAATCCAGTAGCGTTTGTCTTTAACTAACGAGGTATAGGACTCCCCGACAACAGCGTAGGTGCTACTCAGCCTCTGTGTTCTTTTGTTTGTCAGCAAAAGCTTTAGCATGTGCAACGTTACCTTCATGTTTAGCTTTAGCTTTTTCTCTGCGTTCTATTAGTTTACGTTCTTTACGCTCTTCCATGTACTCAACATGCTCCGGCGCAAGACTTGCTTTAACTGCTTCAGCCACAGGTGTATCACCTCTGTAATCATTTTCTACTTCAGCAATACCTGCTTCATCATCATTCTCAATAGCAACCATTAATTGTGCAGATAAATTATCAGCCTTGTAATTAATCAACGTTTCTTGTCGCTCCATTATTTCTTGTTGAGCAATAGCCGCACCAATTGTTGTTGCTGTATCAACCGATTGGTCTATGCCAATTCCTAACATCCCAAGAGCGCGACCCACAGAACTGGTCTCACAGCATTCAACAAAAGAAGTCTTGTTAACAAGTGATGCACTTTTATCTTCATGTGCCATACCAGTTGCAACTAAATTACCATTAATAAAAATTTTAGTTTTAGTCATAATAGAATCTTTATCAAAGTGTAATATTTCCGTATCAATACTTCCACCTTCAATATTTTTGCGAAACCATTTGACTCGTGTTTTAACTTCAACGTACTCTTTACCTTTAATGTTTACTGTAGTTAAATTTTCCATTACAAGTTCTCCTTATTTTTCATACCCATGTAAGTGTACTTTGCCCATGTGCATGGCTCATCAAATTTGTTCTTGCCTTTTTCAATTGTAGTTGTAAAAACATGACCCAGTTCTTTTAAATCAAATATCACAGCCGCTAGTCTTGTGATGCTGTAAGTTTCAATAGCTTCACGTGGTGTAATACTTCCATAGGTTCTAACATATGCAATAACTTTATCTTTTTGATTACTCATCCTCATTCTCCTTAATTGGTAGTTCTTGGTTATCTAACTCTTGTAAATTTTCTTCAGAGTTAATCTCATCAAAATAATAATCTGAAATACTCATTATCTTACCTCCAGTTCAAAAGATAAACGTTCCTGTAAAACCATCTTAATGTCATTAGTAAAATCATAATCGTAAGCTACACTATTAAATTGGTCTATGTACGTGTAGTATCTTAGTTCAATTATTTTGTTGATAGCTTCAGCTAGGATTAAAGTATTTTGTACATCAAGTGTTTGGTCTAGGTCGTGAACAATATGCTCAACCTCCATAACAATGTTGTCAGCTTCAGTCATACATTCGTCACGAGCATTATCAAAATTAGCTTCCCATTGTGAATGCCATTCTTCACCGGCTCTAAGTTCTTTAGCAGTTTCCATTATTTACCTCCTGCTTTTTTCTTAGCTTGTCTAGCTAATTTTCTACGAACCTCACGAGAACCTACTAAAACACTCTTAGTAAATTTCTTACCTTGACCAAATGCAAACTGTGCAAGTTTAGCTTTTTTTGGATTATCTACTTGTGGCATATTGCCTCCTATTTTGTTATGTGATTCAATCAATCACAATGTGATTATATCATCTGCGATGTGTTTAGGGAAGTTTATTTTCATAGACCTCCCCATTTAATTTACTCCTCCCAGTCCGCGTTCATTCCAACTGTGTAATTTTCAGTCTTATGTTTTTGCAGATTGCCTTTAATTAAAACATTAGCAAAATTGTAAGCTTGACACCAAGTCCAAGTATTGTCTGTGTAAGTTAACCAATCGTCATAGAAATGTTCAAAATCTAATCGGTCATCGAATACTTCAATCTCTTGGTCATGCTCATAACCCGGCTTCACATAAAAAGTTAACCATGAGTGTTCAAATTGTAATTTCATACAAGCTTTGTAATAATCACGTGTAGGTTTTTTACGTTGAGCTTTGACCTTAGTCACATTTGATTTATAAAAATCTTCCTTGTTAAACTTCTTGTTGATTTCTCCAATGTGATGTGGCTCTAATGGATTACTTCTAAATTGACTATGTCTGTATCCATAAGAATGCATCAGCTCATGAGCAAAAAGTTGTGCCATGCGTTCAAGTGTTGTTTCAACATTATATGAACACCACATATCAGGCTCACCTCTAGAATAGACTTTGCCTACATAAGCACAACCACTAGCATGTCTGCCTTTTACTTTGTCCATGACTTGAATCTTTAGTGATTTCCAATGTGGCAATCTACCTTCATCCTTAGCCAGTTGATTATGTACATGGCAAAACAAACTGTTAAGTTTTTTAGTTTGAAACAACGATGTGTTTTTTACTATTTTCATATTGATTCCTATTTTGTGGGGAGGTTGCCCTCCCCGGTTAAAATTAACGTATATATTTAAAGCCTCTGTCCATTGTTATTTTTCCCGGACTTTGCCCTGCTTCTAATAAATTAAAATATTCTGTTGGTGTCATATTTTTAATTAAAAAAGTGATAAAACGTTTAGCTATATTTCTGTTGTATTTAAATCTACCAACAAATTCACCACGTTCACCATTCAAAAAATCATAAGTCAAATATTCACCATCAAAATTAAATTGGTCTCTGTTAAATCTATTCATTTGTATCTCCTAGTTAAGTTAAAAGTGTCATTTTTCTCTCAATGACAAGGTCATTATACCATCTACGATATGTTCTGTGTAATTAAATACAATTATTTTTTAAAAAAAGTTTTAGATAGATTCTAAAAGAGAGTATGATTTGCAGTTCTTGGTTTAGAGTTTTCTAGTTCTTAGAGAACACAAAACCCCTAGAGTTTACGCTCTAGAGGTCTTGCTAAACTGGCAGTTGCCCCTGCTGTTTGAGGATTATTATACCATCTTACAACATATTGGCAACTTTCAGGATACGAAAGGTGATATGTCTGACTATTTGGTTTCACTCACACCTTTAAAAAAAAGAGATTCAGCTATGTATTCCAAGAGGCTGTTGATTGATGTTAGATAAGAAGCTTTATACTGGTGACCACCTTGGAGCGATAAAAAAATCTAGCGCAGAGTGCAGAAGGCTGAGTACCTATTACAAGGTAGCGATGACTCTGACCTGATTAGTTGTAATGGTTTCAGGCATACGGATAAATACTGCGAAGGACTTATACCGATGAGAATCTCTAACTGCTTTCTAAGTGGTTAGGGATTTCTTTGCTCCGAAACCCTCAGCTCAGGAATTACCCGATAAGATTAAACAGCTCTTAAAAAAGGGATTTATCCCTCTGCTTTACCGAAGTTACTCGCTGAAAGCGAAATAGAATCTAGAAAAAAAAGCTAAACCAACTAACACATAATATCTTAATTGATATAATAGAATCTTTTACAATATATTATTACTATGAAGACAATATATTACAATTCTATTCCTGCTGAGATTAAAAGATTAGGCATTACACAACATGAGTGTGCTAAATTTCTAGGCTGTTCATTGAGTGGACTAACACACCGCATAAAAGGAGACAAGCCAACACTACATTGGGCAATCTATGGTCTAGCAAATTATTTAGGAGCAGAGGAAAATCTGCAACGTAATGTCGAATGAAGAAGTTGCTGAAACAATTCATACGTTAATGGCATTATTAACTAAGATTGAAGACAAGCAATTAAAGGGAGACCTTGAAGACCAAATTATTGCATTGTGTGACCAACTTAAATTTACTATGATTATGGACAGAGTTAAAGATGAGAAACGAAGAACATGAAGTTCAAAAAGCTATCTGTAATTATTTAGACATCAGACGTATGTGTTACTTTGCTATTCCAAATGGTGGTAAACGTAATAAAATTGAGGCAAAAAAATTTAAATCTGAAGGTGTAAAAAGTGGTGTTCCTGACATTTGTTTTATTTGGGAAGGCATGAGTTATTTTTTGGAAGTTAAAAAACCTAAGACATTGACTCCTAAAGGTAGGCTTAGTCAAAATCAAAAAGAATTTATTGCTAAGTTAGAAGACAATGGTGCAGAGGTAGCTGTAGTATATTCAGTAGCAGATGTTATTGAGTCATTTATTGATTGGGGAATAGGACATTAAACAGAATAGTATAACTCGTAGCGCTAAGGGCAAAGCATGTACTTTCAGAAGTGATGTATGTGACTCAGGTGTCAACAACGAGAAGGTAGTATTTTGTCATCAAAACGGTGCAGGAGTTGGACTTAAATCTAAAGATTCTCATGGCAATGATATTGGATTTTATGGATGTCATGCTTGTCATTCGTTATATGATACAAAAAACCATCCTTATTACAAACCACATTTTATTGAAGAAATGGCTGAGTTTGCTATAACAAGAACTAAAAGGCAATTGATTAAGTCAGGTCTTGTTGATGAACATTGGACTGCTGATGAATGAAACATTAACTAGAATATTAAAAAGAGATAAACCTAAAGCAGAAATAATTGAAGGCATGACTAGGACATTTTTCAAGAACACAAGTGGTGATGAAGCTGTAATATCTATTAAGCCTAATAGTTACACTAGGACAACACAACAAAATAAACTTTATCACAGTCTTGTTGACCAAGTTAGGTTTGAAACTAATAATACCAAACGAGCTATAAAAATATATTGTCAGTCAGAATTTCTTGAGACTAGAATTGAAGAGGTTGCAGGTAAGAGTAAAGTAGTGCTAAAATCCACAACAGAATTAACGACTAAAGAAATGGGATTGTTTTTAGATGATGTCATAGCTTGGGCAGAAAATGATTTAGGAATGCAACTGAATCTGCCTGATGATTGGAGAGAGTTAATTAGCTAGGACATTTTTTATTTCTACTACAGGTAGTGCTTACAAAATACTGGGTGTCCTAACTAATTTATTGGAGAAAGATATGGCTAGACCAACTAAGTGGAGTGAAGAGGTAGAAGCTAAGGCTCTTGCTTACATAGATGACTATCAAATGTATGGAGATATGATTCCAAGTATTGAAGGAATGGCAGAGCATTTAGGCTTGAGCAGAGACACTTTATATGACTGGTCAAAGCAAAAAGATAAAGGATTTTCCTACATATTAGGCAGATGTATGCAAGTTCAAGCTAAAACCCTTGTAAACAATGGACTCAACAACACATTTAATTCAGCAATAACTAAGCTTGTATTAGGTAAGCATGGCTATCACGATAAGATGGAGCAAGACATAACATCTAGTGATGAATCTATGAAGCCAACAGTTATACAATTAGTTAGCAAGAATGAGCCAAGTAGCTGAAGTACAATTACCTGATAAATTAATCCCTGTCTTTGAAGGCACAGCTCGAATACGTGGTGCTTATGGTGGACGTGGTTCAGGCAAGACAAGAAGCTTTGCATTAATGACAGCAGTCTTTGGTTATCGTTGGGGCATGTCAGGTGTAAGAGGCACAATACTTTGTGGTCGTGAGTTTATGAACTCGCTCGGTGAATCTTCTATGGCTGAGATTAAGTCTGCTATTCTTAGTGTGGATTGGTTAGCTGATTATTATGAAATAGGTGAAAAATTTATTAGGTCTAAGGATGGCAATATAACTTACACTTTTGCAGGACTTAGACGTTCACTTGATAGTATTAAATCACAATCACGAATACTTATAGCTTGGGTTGATGAAGCTGAATCAGTAAGTGGCAGAGCATGGGATTTGTTAATGCCAACAGTACGTGAAGAAGATAAAAGTGTAGGCTTTAATTCTGAAGTATGGATAACATGGAATCCTGAGTCTAAGTACAGCGCAACACATGAAAGATTTAGAGAAAAATTTCCTGATAATTCTAAGATTGTTGCTTTGCAATGGCAAGACAATGGTTGGTTTCCTGATGTATTAAATGAACAAAGACTAGAAGATAAAGAAAAACGTCCTGAGTCATACGAACACATATGGGAAGGTGGCTTTTTAGTATTTAGTGAAGGTGCATACTATTCTGCTGAATTACGCAGAGCCAAAGATGAAGACAGAATTACAAAAGTAAGATATGACAGAGCCAAAGGTGTAATAACAAGTTGGGATTTAGGAATAGGTGACAGCACATCAATAGTTTTTGCACAGTTTGTAGGAGCTGAGATACATATTATAGATTTCTATGAAGCTAGTGGTGTAGGACTAGAGCATTACGTTAGAGTGTTGCAGGACAAAGGCTATGTCTATGACCAACACGTATTGCCTCACGATGTCAGAGTAAGAGAGTTAGGCTCAGGTAAGTCACGTATTGAAATGCTAGAAGACTTAGGTATCCGAAACATAGAGATAGCACCATCATTACTTATTGACGATGGCATACAACAAGTCAGAACAATGCTAGACAAATGCTATTTTGATGAGGTATCATGTGAGAAACTGATTGACTCATTACTTGCTTACAGTAGAGACTGGGA